TGCAAAGACGCATGTGTCTGATGACACATATGAATTTGCTAAGAGATGGATACACCGTGGTCTTGAGGTCTCCCCCGCCCCTCTAGGCTCTCTGTTCGAGGCCATGCGTCTCAGAAAGGATTGGACTCCATCCTTACCATCTGGTAAGGGTGTGAAGTACATTTCCTATTATGAGGTCGCGACCTGGTTCAGAGAGGTAGAGATGCGGTGGATGCCTCGGTCTGCTACCTTGGTGACCCGGGGCTTGATTGCATCGCTGTTGTCACTTCTTCTTCCAGGCGGTTATGGTGGCCGCCTGTCGGAAAAAGCGTACAACTTCTTCCTACTACCTTCAAGAGAAGATAGCAGGAACCTACGACTCTATAAGTCAACGGTGTTGGCTCGTAGGGTCATGGGCAGTATTCTTACCTGCTCTCTTGAGTCCAATCCCAGACTGCTCCATGAGCGTCTGATGATTTGGCTCAATGAGTGCAAAGCAAGAGTACTGGAGGATGCAATTAAGGGGCAACTCGGCAAACTTCAGAAGTTCCAGTTGGAGCTTCCGAGGTTTTTCGACTTGTTCCCTCAGGGGCTGGATGCCCAATCGACACTGCTGCTCTTGCCGCCTCTGGCTGTAATTCGGAGAAATATCGCCGAACTGCAGATAGAGTTCGACAAGGCGCATAAGGTCAGGGAGTCTTCCGATATTCAACAATGGTTGAATCTCGATGTAAGACTTTTCCTGGATCCTTTTGCGACCTTGTCGACAAGAGCAAGCAAGACCGTGGCCAGTAGCAAGGCAAGTGTCCTTAACCACTTGACTGCGATGGTTTCCGGGATTGGGAAGATGCGTGAGCTGGCGATTACCGATATCAGGCTTGAAAACCTGATAGGTGTGATCAACAGTCATCACGTAACTCCCCGTTCCGGTCGCCCTCGCGTCAAGGCCCCTCGCCGGGTCACTTCGGCGAAACACATCTAAACGATGGTTCGCTCTAGTGATATCCGGCTATAGGGTTGGGTAAGGGTTGCACCATCAGCCGCTCCGACTCGATGGGTTATCCGATCCACAACCGCCCAATCGTCTATTTAGACGAAGACGGTCGTTGATGGAAAGGAAGTCCACGATAGGTTGGCGTGCTGGTGCGCCGCTACTGACCGCCCTCTTTTGGCAGTGAGTTAACTCACCACCGGTTTGAGCGATTCCTGGACGTCCCTTACGGGTAATCCGGGGTCGGCCAAACCTTAAGAGGTGGCCTCCTCTCTATTAAC